CAGCAGCCGAATTTTGAGGGGCTGTCTACTCAGGACAAGGCGGCGATTCGCGAGCAGATCAAGGACGTTCTCAATCAACGTTTCAATTTTGTTCGCTACAACGGACTCACACGAACGAGCATTGCCGAGTACACCAAGGAAGGAATGTATGACGATTCAGTGGTCATTATTGATGAAGCCCACAACTTGATCTCTCGTGTCATTAACGAGTCTGAGATCACTGGAAAGCTGTACGAGTCCATCTACCGTGCTCAGCGTTGCAAGATTGTGTTGCTCTCCGGAACTCCAATCATTAACTCGCCAAATGAAATCGCCTTCATGATGAACCTCTTGCGTGGACCGATTGAGCGAATCACCATTCCCTTCAAGACCATTCCTACGTGGGACGAAGAGAAGATTACAAAGGCGTTTCGTACTCTTCCCGAGACAGATACGATTGAGTTCAATACGCTGAAAAAGCAAGTGATGGTCACACGTAATCCGCCCCAGTTTCGGTCCACATATAATGGAGAAGGTGATCGCATTGCGGTTCAGTACATGAAGGACATGCCGTACATTCCTCAGGCGGCAGACTGGGTTGCATCGGTAAAGACCAAGATTGAAACTGAGGTGGGTGGTGGTGAGATTGCCACGGAGCGCGTGACAACTGAAGAGTTTCAGTGTTTGCCCACAGACTATGAAGAGTTTGCAAACTTGTTTATTGATGGACTGAATGTGAAGAACCCCATGCTGTTTCGCCGTCGTATCCAAGGACTGGTTTCGTATTTCAAGGGTGCCGACGAGCGCCTTCTTCCGAAACGCATTGAACTTGAGGATACACTGGAGAAGGTTCCAATGTCCAAAGAACAGTTCACGCGCTACCTTGAAGCCCGTTGGATTGAAATGAAGATTGATTCTCGCCGAGGACGAAACAAGCTGAACGAGAACCTCAGCACATTCCGAGTTCCAACACGCCTGGTCTGCGACTATGCGCTTCCTCTTGACATGAAGAAGCCCGAGGTAGAGGAAGGAGCTGCAGAAGACAAGCCGCAAAAGGTATCGGGTGACGAAATCCGAAAGAAGCTCTTGGCGGAACCTGCTCGGTATCTCTCTGAAAAGGGGTTGGAGGTTTTCAGCCCCAAGATGCTCCGAATTCTACAAAACATAAAGAAGTCCAAGGACGGAAACCAGTTTGTCTATTCTCAGTATCGCTCATTGGAAGGATTGGGCGTCTTGTCGGCGGTCCTTGAACACGCGGGATGGCAGAGATACAAGCTGTCTCACTCTGCAAATCAGTGGGTAGAAGATCCTGAGATGGATGACCGTCCAGCCTACACTTTCTACACGGGCGAAGAAAAGGAGGAAGAGCGTGATCTGACCCGTCAGATCTTCAACGGCGTCTATTCCAAGAACTTTCCGCCCTCTCTCAAGGAAAGTGTGGAAAAGCGTGGCAAGAAGATTCTGAACATTCTGATGGCCTCGGCGTCGGGCGCTGAAGGCATTACGCTCACCAATGTCCGCCATGTTCACATTATGGAACCACACTGGACCCCTGCTCGTCACGATCAGGTCATTGGTCGTGCAATTCGTATTTGCTCTCACGCAACCCTTCCGATGGAGGAGCGGACAGTCAAGGTCAGTTTTTACATTTCCGTCTTTACGGAGGACCAGATGAAATCCGCAGAATACCCGAACATTGTGGCCATTCGTCGTAACGATATGGTCACAAAGCGCTATGAGGGCGACCCTGTGGAGACATTTATGTCCACCGATGAATACCTGTATGAAACGGCGTATGAAAAGGAACGTATTGGTCAGCGCATGTCTCTGCTCCTGAAGGAATCGGCGGTGGATTGCGAAATCCACCGAAAGCTTCATTCCCGCGAACGTCCGCAGGTGTCCTGTATGCGATTTGACACCACAACAACCGGAGAGGACTTGGCGTTCAAGCCGAACATCAAGAGTGAAGATTTGGATGCCACCGTTCTGCGCAACACATCCAAGAAGCACCGTCGCCTGCAAAAGGTGCTGATCAAGGGCATTTCACTCATCATTGATCCAAACACAAAGGAAGTGTTTGATGGTCCGGCGTGGGACGACCATCAGCGTCTGCTGCGAATGGGCGTCATGATGTCACCAACTTCAATCCGGTTTCTGCTTTGACACACTCGTCAGGCCTCGTTCTTGACCGCCTTCACATCCTCCAGCCAAGACGCACACACCTCGTTCCACGTCTTGAAGGTGTAGGCCGCTGCGGCCTTCTTGAACTGAGGAAGGGCGGCGATCATGCGTTCCATCTCATCCGCAAGATCCTTGTAGCTGAAGCTCGGAGCCCACAATCCAAGAGGCATGGTCCCTGAGTAGTAGATGCGGTCTCCGGGCTTGACGAACCCACACACCGTCTCATCCATGAAGGAGCGGTAGGTTCCAATGTCCGTCACAATCTGCGGCGCACCTGTGTAGAGGTGCTCAATCTGACAAAGCCCGAATCCCTCCCCATCAGAGGTGTTCACGCCAATGTCCGCCGCATTGTAAATCTCGTTGATGGCGGAATCGGGTACGGCCTTTGCTGAGGTATCCACCAGCATCAACCGCTTGGCAAAGTCCTCGGGGTTGAGGCCACGACGCTGGAGCTCCACCGTGAAGATCCTGCTAATGTCGTAATAAGCCCCCTGCTGAGCGTTGAGACCCGTGACAATCATGAAGTAGTAGGGCTTCGTGGGATCACGAGCAAGCAGCTCCACAAATCCCATGACGGCAAGATCGTGACGCTTCCGCTGGCTGTTGCGATTTGCATTCACCATGAGAACGGCATTGAACGGCAGGCCCATCGTCGCTCGAATGGTCGTTCGAACTCCATCGGGAAGCTTGGAAAACAGTGACGTATCCACCGCATTCTCCAGTGTGCGGACATCGGGAAACTCGCCATACGTCTTGAAAACGTCCGTCCAATACTGCGTAAAGCAATAGACACGATGGGCATTCGTGCGAATCGTATCGGCCAGCTGAGGAGCAATGCCCTCGTACACCTGATCTACGTAGACCCACAGCTTGTACGGCGACGTCTCCTTCTTGTACTTCATGGCCTCCACGAAGCGGTGGATAATCAGTGGATCGTTGTAGATCATCACTACATCAGGATTGACCATCTCCAAGTACTCGTGAATCTTGTTGAAGCCAAAGCCCTCCTCCTTCGGATCCTCGTTGGCCGCTGCGTCGTAGGCGATGATACCCGACGGCACCGTGCGAATGTTTCCACGAGACGGGTGGCGCTGAAACCCAAAATGATAGGTCTTGACTGCTGGGGCCAGCTTTCCAAGCTGCTTGAGAAGATTGAAGACGACCTTGGAGTACCCCGTCGTTTGATCTACGTGTGTGCTGACAAGAACGAATCGCATTGTGTTCTTAGTCTTTTCTCTGCCTAAATCACAAATGCAGGTCAACAATGTACAAGATTACGTGACGCAACTGAAGCGCCAAATCATTGCCAAATCACTGGCCGTGGCCCCGCCACCGCAGAAGCGCAGAACGAACACGCAGTACATCGGTGTGCTTGGAAACAAGTCTCAGCGGTACACTCGGTTTGTCGCGGCTGTTGGCGTGAACACAGTAGGTCCCGCGACGCTGGGAACAACCTACACGTCTTCGTGCTGTGTTCCAGCCAATACTGCGACCACGACCTATTTAGTCTAATCTCATTAGTAACACAATATGCCGGGTGGTCTCCTCCAGCTGGTTGCCATTGGAGCACAGAATGAGCTTGTGAATGGAAGCCCATCCATGACACATTTTCGGGCCGTCTATCGGCGTCACACGAACTTTGCCATGGAGTCAATCCGTATGACCTTCACCAGTTCCAACCTGAGTTTTGACCAAGCAACAACACGAACAATCCCCTGCCGAATTGATCGGTATGCCCAGCTTCTTCACGACACGTACCTGTCAGTGACTCTTCCTGATATTTGGTCTCCTCTCTCCTACCTCGGAGCCTCCGCGCCGCCTGCAGGATACGACAAAAGGTCCAACTCCATTGGCTACGAGTTTCAGTGGGTTGACAATATCGGCTACAATCTGATTGATCACGTGGAGATCACGGCCAACGGACAGGTTCTTCAGAGACTGACAGGTGAATGGCTGAAATTCTACTCGTACCTGACCCACGATCCCAACAAGCGCAAACTGGTGGACCAAATGGTCGGCAACCTTCCTGAGCTCAATGATCCGGCGAATGCGTATGATCGGATGGGCCAATATCCTCATGCTGTGCGTCCTCTGAATCTGCCGGGAGGGGTTCCGAATACACAGACACCCGAGCCATCCATTCGGTCTCGTCAGTTGGTCATTCCGCTTCACTTTTGGTTCTGCGAGAACCCCGGTATGGCCCTTCCTTTGGTGTCCATGCAAAACTCCGACGTCTTTATCAACGTGACCTATCGGCCTTTGAACCAGCTGTATACCGTAATTGATGTGAATCCGTTGTCGTCTACCTATGGTACTCGTATTCGGCCCAACGCACCCGACTACGCCATTGGACGGTTCTTAAGCCCACCTACTTTATCGGGCACTCAGTCTAACCCTGCTCAGACGACATTTTTCCCCGATCCCTACCTGGAAGGGAACTTCATTTACCTGACGGAGATGGAGATGGCTCAGCTGGCAAGTGCGGATCAGACGTTCTTGGTGAAGACCGTGACATACACCAACAATCCTGGACAATACGGTGGCAACTCGGATATTCTCATTCCGTTCTTTAATCTGATCACGCGCGTTGTGTGGACCGCACAGAGGTCAGACAAGATACTGTCAAACGACTGGGACAACTACACAAACTGGGACAACCCAAATCGCGCCCCGTTCACAACGAACGGCACGGCCAACGATGTCTATTCCACAACAACAAACTCCACAGAGACGCAGACGTTCTTGTACTCAAGCGGACAGCAGCAGGGGACGTCCGTGTATCCTCGTGATCCAATCACGAACGGACAGCTCTTGCTGGACGGCAAGGAGCGGTTTTCTGTGAAACCCACACCCTACTTTTCGCTTCTTCAAATGTACAAGCACACAACCGGCAATGCCCCTCAAATTCCCGGTGTCTACATGTATTCGTTTGCCCTCAACAACGATCTGTATCAACCAAGCGGAGCCATTAACGGAAGCTTGTTCAACAAGGTTGTTCTGCGACTGACACTTCAGCAGCCGCTTGTGACGGCAGCGGCACTGGCGTCTCAGGAAACTCGGTTTGCAATCACAGAAACCGTGAATACGCCCACTCCCGTCTACATTACGGCGGCTCAGTGTGCGCTTCGTGATCCCGTGACAGGACTTCCGCTGTACCCGAATGTCACTTCGGTGGTGGTCAATACAAACGGAGAGAATGCGATCTTTGCCTACACCTACAACCTTGGTGTGTACGTAGAGTCCGTCAACTTTCTACGGATCGTCTCCGGTCTTGCGAATTTCGTGTTTGCTAACTAACAATGACCATTGTGATCAACTCTGCCACATGGGGCGACGAACGGTCAGCAACCGATATTACCAAAAGTATTCAGGAAAAAGCGTCAAGCGGATATTTGGAGACGGTTGTGGACAATAGTCTTGTGCCGTACGTGGATATTTTTGGAACAAATACATCTGTGACATTGACAGATTCGGACAAGGCGGACATTGCCCTTCAAGCGGCGAAGGCATGTGGAAACACATCGGACACAAAGTGCATTGCGTACCAAACAAATCAGTTGGAGACAGTGGCGCTGCAAAAGAAGATAGCGGAACAACAGTCTTCGGCCAATATCGTCACGGGTCGTCGGCTCACCGTGACCTTCACGGACCGAGAAACGGGCGTTCAGCGAACAGTTGCTGTTCCGGATGGACAAACGGCAAAGATCGGAAAACCGCCGGTCGTGTCTCTTCCTTCACTGCCAACTGCATCAGGGACCATGTTGAGTGCATTCTCTACGGTTGGATATGCCATCGGGGTTGCGCTTTATGTCTTTAGTATTGCGATTGCCTGGCGAGTGATGATGCTGGGTGGACATACGCGGACTGCCTATGCATTGACGCTGTTGGCAATTCTTATCCCGTATTCCGGGCTGGTGACAACTCCGATTGCCGTTGCAGTGTTCAACCAAATGGGGAATAATGTGACATCTGTATAATGTTTCAGCTCGTTTGGATTGCGGCGGGGGCTATTGTCGGCATGCTTATTGCCTGCGTCCTTGTTCCTCCCACACGTACTCAGGTCTCAGTGCCGTCTCCATATGACACGGGGATTTTTCACACGGATACTGGCTGTGTTCGCACACACGCAATTGAGGTCCCATGCGGAGAAGAGGCAGACTCGTTCAACCTACTCGCAAGTCTCACTAAGAAGTAATGCTTGACTTCACCAAAGCCATTGAGCGAGCAAGTCCATTCTTTTCCTTTGTTATTGGACTTGGCATCTCGGCCTTGCTGTTTCACCGTAATTACGACACTCGCCGGGTCCTTGGGGTGCCTCTGCAAGATGTCAACACCAAGACAGTCAAGGTGGATGGAAAGTGCTATAAGTATCGCGTGGAAGATGCCACCTGCGAAATCCCGTCTCCTTCATAAACAATGGAGGATCAAACGTCGCTTGATGCTCTTCTCCCCTCGCCTGGACTTCCGCAGTCTATGCCGCCTATGATGGGTGTTTCCGGCTCTGATCACATTCAGCGCACGCAGATGGCGCCTTCCTTCAAGCCTTCGCTCCCCATGATGCGCATGATGTGGGCCAACCTGACCATGTATATCTCCTTCTTTATTGCCACGGTCATTCTCTCGCTGTCCGCCCCCCGCGATCTTCTTCTTCGCTACATTCCGAATGCATACACGTCAGGAGGCGTTGTGTCCTGGCAGGGCGCAGGTGTTCTTGGCGGTGCAGCGGTTGTCCTTTCCCATCTGCTCAACGTCTTCCTACTTAGTTTTCTTGGTTAAGAAGTAATGGCAGCAGCAGCTCCTGTTGTAGGGAGACTCCCTACTCCGGCAATTGGATTTGAGATCTTAACTATCGTATACGAGCATTTTCTTGCAGCCGCCGGGATTGCGGCGGGAGATACCACGCCGGCTGCGTATCAACTGCTGCTTGATGAATGTGATGGGACACTCCAGTTAAATCAGGGTGGGCGTGTAGAAATTGCGCTTACGCGTTACTTCGGACTACGTGCCAATAACGGTGCTGTCGGTGCAGCGTTTGCTGCGCGACACCCGTGGCCTGCAGCTCCACCCGCCGCCGTTCAAGCGTATATAGCTGGACTACCTCCCGCTGCATCAACGCCAACGCTGTCTCTTGATGCGACTCAAACCTTCTATATTCTTGGGATCAATGACCGCGCAAATGGTACACCAGTGCTTCACATCACCATTCCACGAAACCCTACTGGATTAGGAGTGGGTGACTGGAGAAACTTTACAATGCATTTCACGGATGAAAATACAAGAGTACATACATACCACCCATTCGCATCTCCCCGCGGCCCAGCTGCGGCGGCTCCTGCGGCGGCTCCTGCGGCGGCGGGTGCTGGGCCTGCGGCGGCGGGTGCTGGGCCTCCGCCGATTGTGGTCAGGCCTCGTCCTCAGTCTAGATGGGCCGCTCCAACAGGCCCCCCGCCACCGGGTCCAGGACAACGACGCGGAGGCAGGCGCAAGACGAAGCGCTCTCGGCGAGTTCGCCGCACGCGCAGGCGGTAAAAATGAATATTCGCTTTCACATACTCAACAGGTACACTACAAGGATGTTTGAGACCACTATTCTTTGCTCCACGGATATTGATGACATTCTCCGCGCAGCCGAGGTTCGTAAGGAAAACGACCGCAAGTATGCAACCTATCTGCTGGAAACTCTCATGGCCGCTGCTCGCGCATCCAATCTCAAGCAGCGGTTTTGGGAGGCAGTCTACGACAGGCGCTCCTCGCGCTTTCTGCTGCATCAGCTACACATCATGCAGAGCTACGGCGCTCTCACCTACAACGTAGAGGACATCATTAACGAATATGATGTGCTTGAGCGTCTTGCAGTGGCCTGTGGAAAGAAGATCGTGTCAACCTATGCGATCAACGGGTCCAATCTCAATGTGTATCTAGAGTTTGTACCCGAACTTCAGAGCGTCGTACTTCCAATGACATCTGACGCACTTGAGGAGAGGCGACTTGAGAAGGAGACGTCGTGGTAAAATGGATCTGGCCTGTTTCTTTGCTCCAAAAAAGCATGGAGGCAATCGCTGAACGAACTACGTGCATCGCCAAGGAGGTTTCATCTACACCTACGATCACATACGAACTGGACGACAAGATCTACAGGCTGCTTGTAGACTACAATACGATCCGGTTTCACCCCGCAACAACTGAGCGGTACGATGAAATTGGTGATCGGATCATGAAGATCTGTAGTCAAGCATATACGAAGGGTCTCCCGCCGCGCCCGCGTGTTGATTAAACGGATCTCGCCTTACAGTAACATGCTTCGTCCGCGGTATATGTGCGAGCGACCGGCATGGTTTTATCCCCGCATTCTAGTCGGTGCCGGGGAAATGCTGACACCTTCTTTTTTGCATACCTACAAAATTACTCATGTCATCAACTGTGCGTTTCCTGACCATTCCCCCGCTTGGTTTCAAAATGCCCATCCTGACCGCTATATATGCTTGAATGCAATTGACTCGCAGGATGCAAACATTCTCAAGTGGTATCCGCTGTTTGAAGATGCGCTGTCTGCTTTTTTGCGTGAAAGCAACGGGACCGTCTTCGTTCATTGTCAATGCGGAATCAATCGCTCGGCATTCTTGGCTCTGACGTATATCGTTGAGAAATATGGACTGCCATATGAAAAGACATTGTTGGGATTGAAGAGACAACGTCCTTGCATGTTTACGAATTCGGTCTTCAGGAAGCAAACTGAAGAGTTTACAAATGGACGTGTTCAGAATCCGCAAGACGAGGGATCCAGTGGCGACCGGATCGTCAATGGGAACGCTGGACTCGGTTCATCAAGAGCAGGTGCAGTCGTTACGTGATTTGGATGGAAAGCAGGCGGATCTTCAAGCCAAGTTGGCTGAACTTCGAAGTCAACGTGAACGGTTGAGCACGTCTACGGAGCTGACAGAAATTGTCAAGTGTTCGCAGGTGGATTCTCAGATTCGCGAGATAGACCAGGAACTCATGCGAAGTAACCCGGTGGAGGAGTATTACATGAAAAATATGGACATCTTGCTTGACTATTACGGAAAGGAGGCCCCAACGGTGCCGCACGTAGCACCTCCACCCAAGGAGGCAAATACATTCCTGAAATTCTTTGTCGCGAATACGACCCCTGCAGATACCGGATTGTCCAAGAAGCAAATCTTTGACGAGTATGTTTCCCGTATGAAGCTGAGCAATGGCCCCGATGCAACTCAGTTGCTCACTGAACATTGCGGGGCTTGCAATGTGGCTCGGGAAGAGATTAGCTCTGAAGGTATTTTGGTCTGCCCCTCATGCGGATCCGAGGAGTATGCGTTGGTGGTCTCGGACTTTCCTAGCTTCCGTGATCCACCCAAGGAGCGGAACAATTACGCCTACAAGAAGATCAACCACCTCAACGAGATCCTCAATCAGTTTCAGGCGAAGGAGAGCACCATCATTCCCGAAGAGGTGATGAATGAGGTCATTTTGGAGATCCGAAAGCGCCGGATTGACAATATTGCGGATCTGTCCGAGGAAGACACCCGTCAGATCTTAAAGAAGCTAGGCCGGTCCAAGTACTACGAACACCGTGCCCACATTCTAAGCCGACTGAATGGAAATCCTCCTCCGACCATCACCCCTGAAATAGAGGAAAAGGTCCGAGCCATGTTTCAGGAGATCCAGGCACCGTTTCTGCTGTACTGTCCCAACGACCGCACGAACTTCTTGAGCTACTCGTATATTCTGTACAAGTTCTTTGAGCTGCTGGACTTGGATGAGTATAAGGTGTTCTTTCCTCTGTTGAAGTCCCGGGATCGGCTGATCGCGCACGACTCCATATGGGAGAAGATCTGTTCTTACCTTCACTGGGAGTTTATTCGCAGCGTGTAATAATGGCAGCAGCAGTGGTCCCGTCTGCAGCATATAAAGTAACGCGATACGACTGTACGACACAATTGGCGGCGATCACAGCCTTGGCTGCACTCGCAGATAGTCAACAAGCAGGTGATCCGAAGCCGTTTGACTCCCGGGTTCTGCCGTGGATTCACGGTTGTGACAAGAGTCACAAATCTGTTCGTCACATTCGGCATTATGTTGCGCAGAAAGCCAACGGAACCATTGTAGGGTGGTTGCTGGCAGAGACTCGGAGACGGTTTGGGCGCACCTACGTCTACTTGTCGGAAATTAGTGTAATCCGCATAAAATCCGATGAACACAAGGGTATTGGACGGGCTTTACACCATGAACTTCTCGTGGATGCCGATAAGGACATGGCAAACTTTATTTACCTGTATCCCTTGACGGGTGATGCGAAAGCTACGTATACTGGTTGGGGATACCACACCGCACTTGAGCTGAACTATCAGTATCCGCAGGTCACGCATCAGTTCATGGTCTTGCGTGAAGCGACCGATAAGCGGACAACGATCCCTGAAAAGCTGCTGGCCAAGTTGAACCCTCCTGTGCCAGCAACCTTGTTTGTAGAGGCACACAGAATCGCCGCTAACTTGGGAGATAAGGACCTTGCAGCACGCGTGGACCGAATGAGCCGGAAAAAGAAGGATACTCCTGACTTTGTCGCCCGTCTGCGGGAAGTGCTGGAAAACATTGCAATCTACTCAGAACCCGGAGACGATGAAGACGCAGTTATGACAAGAGAGCAGCAGCTTGAATCTCTTCACGAGATCTTTGATAAGGAGGACTCAGGCGGCCGTCGTCGTACTCGTAGAGTGCGGAGGACACGGTCCACAAGGGACCTCGGGGCTCGTAAAACCCGTCGCTCACCAATAAAAAAACGAGCCTATACGTAAATGTCAGGTCTTGGTTATGGTGGACGTCGTCGCAGTACGCGCCGGAAAAGCAGACGTGGTGGAGCAAAGCGGGATGAAAAGGCTCACAGGAAGATGGAAGACGCCACTCGTCATGGCACTATGAGTAGGTTTGTGAGGGGAGCACCTGTCCACCACCGTCCTGCAGCAGCTCTTCTCTCTGCTCGCCGTCCCGAGAATGAGCGCGCCTTGTCGGCATATCAGCTATCTCGGTTGCCTATTGGGATGCCTAAGATTATGATTGTTCCCCGTGGTGCAGCTCCGCGGGGGCCGGCGGAAAGTGCCCCTGGATCTCCTAATTTACCCGAACAAAATCCTCCGCCAAGATCTCCGGGGCCCGCGATCATGCGCGTTCCTCGTAACAATCCCTCGCCAGCGAGAAGTGCCCCGCCTTCTCCGAGGAATGGCGGGCGCTCGCGGAAAACTCGTCGCAGACATAAGTAAATGGCGACTGAACCCGAGCTGACGAAAAAAATATCAAACGACACGATTGAGACCTGGTATTATGTGCTCTTTTGGCTGGCTGCAGTCTCCGCCGGACTTGTACTCCTGATTGAACTGTATGCCATCTCGGTCTCGCCCAAGCGTGGGTTTGCTATGCTTCTTCGCTCTGCGCCTATGTTGATACTGGCGGTCGTGAACACACTGTTCCTGTACATCCTGAGCGTCCGCGCACTAAAGTGAGTAACAATAAAAGACATAGTATTTTGCATATGGATCGGGATCGTCGTAGTCGTCGTCCGATCTCCGAATACCATACTTCATAAACAGACGCAGTTGGAGTTGTCGGTACAAATCGATAGTCCAATCAAGCGCATATGACCTGAACCCATCCCAGTCGACTTCAGGCCACGGATGTTCCGTGAGATCCTCCACAAGAAGAATGGGCCGAGGGGTCTCCATTACGTTTAGGAGTGGATGTTGTGTGTTGAATTTGTTTTACTCCAGGGGAGGCATGTTGGAAAATTAAAATGGATTTGTGGATCCACATCGGATCCTTCTTCACCATGGAGTACGATCCTATTCTAGTTGCAAGCTGGGTTGCTGCCGTCACTCGTCACGCAGATCTCGTCAGGAACAATGCACCCATCGCCGAACAAAAACGAGCAGAACATGTCCTCAGGACAGGACTAGTCCGACTTCTTGTCAGTGTCGGAGTTGACTTTGACCAAGCTATGGCCGCCGCTGGCCTTGCAGAGGAAGACTATATTGACGTGGACAATGAAGATCCAAACAATTAGTCACTGCATCTACGCTGATGTTGAACAGCGAGGAACCGTTTCTGAAACTCCTTCTTGCAGTGTTGACAGAACCATATCGTTGGCTCGGGTTCAATCAACACGCGAACAATCTTCTTTTTCATTTGAGTGTGAGTTGGGCAGGTTCTAGCGTTATGTCCGGTAGAGTGACATAGAGTGCAAGCCATTGTGACGCAAAAATAGTTTTTACCTGCGGATCGTTTCCATTTTATTTGAGGAGTTACTTAGCGACGACAATAAGGACACAGGCGAAGGCTTGCTTCCTTCTTGTACTTTTCATCTCGCTTGTTCTCCCACTTATTCCATGCCTTCTCCCATTTCTTTGCAAGAGGGTATCGGGCACACCACTCGGGGTCATCGCGCCCACCCTCCTCCCATTCGGTCTCAATTTCGTCGGGATAAGGGAACTGCGGCTGAGGAGTGTCCTCTCCATACATGCACCTCTTGAAACAGCCAATGCATATGGAGTGGCTACAGTTGGGCATAACCACACTTTGCTTTGTCTCTAGACACACCGGGCATTCGGCGCTCTCTACAATGTCAAGCTTCTTGCTGAACTGTATGTCACATCCGGTACAGATGCAAATCCCAGCCTTCTTGAGCCCGTGGAACCACGGTGGAAGCCATGATCCGCATACGATCTCGTTGCAACAGGGGATCGGCTTACAGTTGTGTGTGCAGGTATAGTTTGGATCCTTCTCGTAAGTATTCAGGCCGATTTGGGTGAGGCACTCGCCATGTCCGCTGCAGTTTGATGTCATCTTGAAGGTAAAAAGTGATTTACTGTGGCTGCGGATTTCCGTTTTACTTCAGTTTAGTATCGCATGTGCGTTCGGATCATATTCATGAGTGCTTGTGTGCGTGACATCTCCATGACGAGCTCTTGAAGAATGTCCTGTTGCCGTTGGGCAATCCGATTTGCCTTTCTCATCTCTACAATGAGCAGTGCGAGGAGGTTGTGGGTGAGTGCGCCCGTATCGGTAAGAACCCTTTCAGTGTCGGAATCCATTGAGAAGTGAGATCTTGGGTGGGAGTAGATCCATTTTACTCCTGATC